ATCTACTATAAGTTCTTCGTCTTCTAAATGTGCACATAATTCTCTTAGAACTGAATTTACTGCGTGTATATGTTTTCTTGCGGATGTCATGTGACTTTCATATTTTAATGTACATTTCGCTACATATTCTTTTGAAGCTAGTTCTTCTATGAAATCTTCCATTAGTGAGATCCTTTCGTATACCCGTTATTTAATAAGTTTCTACGTTCTATAGCTTCGCGTCTGTCTTCACGCTCTATGTCGCTACGTTGATTGCTGAGAAATATAAATATGCTTTGAGCTATACCTATTTCTGTATCATCATCTTTAGTTACTAAGTATCTTAGATAATCTAAGTTTTCTGTAATACTTTCTATTAGTTTTATTTCGTTAGTTACGTTTGTGCACGTTATATCATTTCGTAATTGTAAAGTTGTCATATATTACCTCATATAATAATTAATTGCTCGAACTATAAACAAAGCTGGTAGGAAATAGCCGAGAAATATCATAAATTCTGTTAACATAGAACGTTTACCTTTCGTTTACTTTTAGCCGTTACTATTCTAAAAGTTTTTATTAATTTAATAGTTATTATTTTGAGATCGATGTAGATCTCGTTGTTCTAGTATTTTAATACGTTCTTCGAGATGTCGTATTTTAGATAGGTTAGTTAGTATATTTTGAGACATTATATTAATTATACCTGGTAGTTTTTCTGCTACTTTTTCAGCGTTTTTTATATTATCTTTTATCATTACTATACCTCTGGTTCAAAAGCTATTTCGTATTTATAAGGATCATCTATACTATGTATATTATAGTTGTATATGCCTCTAAGTTTAACTAGTGATGCTATTAAATTTAATGATGACAGTAAATCTATTGTTGTATCAATACAGGCTGTATTAAATAGTAACATACGTCTTGATTCTGTTATGGTAATTTGTACATCAATCGATAAGCCTGTATTGATAAGATCTATGCATTCTTGATCTGTTAATTCAATATCTATAGTAACTTCGTGAATTATATTATCTAGCATGCTGCCAACAACCTATGTCTAGCATAGTATGAAAGCGATTAGGTGATGCATTACCGTGAGTTACATAGCAATTATATAATTCTTTTTTCATATTTTCATATGTACCTTGGCATTCTACATCATCGAGGTAGTAAGTATAGATACCACTATCTTTTAACATAGCTTGATTTATACGCTTGTAGTCACGTATATCTCGCTCGTATTTAGATACTAGGCGTTGCTGGTGACCTGTTAGACCTGTCATTATCTCTTCATTAAGGATATCACAATTATGCCTATCATTATGGACGTACACATCATAGCGCTCTGCAAATCTGTGCTGTAAATTAGTTCTTGCATTTCCATGGAGTGGTTCTCCTTTATCTATACGCTTACCGCGTGCCATCATAGTTACACGTTGTAAAGGATATGCATCGTTTACTTTATGATTATATTTACGACAAGTTATGCGTATGTCTTTATTACGTTTAGCTATCATTCTTTTAAGTTTTGCTAATTGTGGGTCTGACTTGTCGGTTATGGTAAATTTATATGCGTCAGTTGATCTATTATCTGTGTAATCTAGTGTAGCCATGATATACCTTTCAGGTTTTAAAGACGCCTACAGTATTGTAGACGCCTATAATTTTATGTTAACGCTGATGCAATATATAGTATAAGTTGCAGCTTTATATAAATAGCAAGCATTAGAATGCTATTTCTGCTTGCTGTGTAGTATCAGATTCTTGTGATGCACCATGTATATCTACAATCGGCTCGAATTCTACTGAACCTGTATATTCTTTGAAGTCTGTTACTTGTACAGCAGTTAGAGAACTTGCAATACCTTCACGACCTGCAGTTTTGTAATACATTTGATATACAATTACATTACCTGTAGATTCATTACCTAGCGATGATGCATCAATTGGTTGAGCATCTGCACCTACAACTCTTGGAGCACCATTTTCTGAGCCATCAGCTTTGAGAGCTTTACGCTTTAGTGATACACTATATTTACCGTCTTTGTCTTTGACAGTTAAGTGATTAGTTTTCCAGTCATTTGCAATTGCTTTATCCTTAGTAGCTATTTGCAGCTCGTATTGTGGCTGACCGAATGGTGATACAGGCTTAGTTAGTTTAGCCCAGTTAAGTTCTACATTATCTATTCTATAGTTTCTTGGTTCAAAATTATTCATTAGGAATTACCTTTCAGTTGTTTTTAGATTTGATTTTGAGAGCAGTTTAAACTTTTGTTTATGACATACTCAGGTCACTTATATAATATTAAATGGCTTTTCACGAGATAATATTATTGTTGAAGTATATAATTAACTATAGAGATTTACTATAGGATTTTACAATTATTACACTAGTTAGAAAACGCTTTCGGGCGTTTTTAGTTATAGATCCCAGCAGTGATCGAATTGTTCTTGTATGAACTCTTCTATTGTTTCATATTCTGAACCTTTGAACAGCCACTCTACATCATCATGATCAAGACCTTTTTCTTTACCTATATCGTATATAAGATCTCTAGCTTTATCTGTAGCATCATCACGAATTGTGTGCACTTCACCTACAGCATAGTCCCAAGACTCTTGTACTATTTCAGTTACCGCATCGTGCATTTCGTCGTACATTCTTTTCATCATAGCCATTTTATATCCTTTCTAATGGAATTTGATACCTGATTTACCTAAGTGTTTATCAACTATCTTTTTACTGAGTTGTTCAAGTTTATCTCTTACTATTTTATTAGCTGTTATGTAGTGTGATAATGCTTCTATATGTTCTTCTATTTCTTCTAGTATTAATCCTGCCTTTTGTAGGTCAGCTACAGAATCCACATTATCAATAAAATCTATATCTGCCTGTGTTTGATCTGCAAGATTAAGTAAATCTTTTATTACTTTCTTGAATTCTGCATCCCACATATTATACCTTTCTGTTATTAATACTATTAAGAAAACGCTTTTGGGCGTTTTTTATTTTTTAAATACTTGCTAAGATTAAAGTAAGACCTGTTACTAGACATATACTACCTATGACAACAGATATATTAGTAAGTGTTTGCCATATCTTTTGTTGTCTCTGTCTTTTTTGTCTTCTACTTACTTTACCTTGTGCTGATATACCTTGTAGTACATTACCATTTCTATCTTTCATTACTTATCCTTTCTATAGGTTTTTGTATTGATCTATTGCGATTGATATTATCTGCCATAGAAACAATATCATAAATAAAGATATACCACCTACTATTATAACAGGTAGTATCCATACTTCTATTACTAGCCATATGAATTCTAGTTCATCCATAGTATATTCCTTTCATGAGTTTTTATAGATTGATTTAGTTACTGGTAGAAAGCTTGGACGTCGGTAGTTATTAATAGATTCTACACGATGTACTACAAGTAAACTACTTGGTAAATTAAATAGGTTAGTTTAAGATACTATTTAAAAAATACTCTTGGGTATTTTTATAGAAGCTATAAGATTATAAGAGATCTTAGAGATTATATAGAAAGATTATATAGAGAAATAGGGGGTATTAAAATAAAAAGGTGGTATATATATATTTAGGTTTAATTTACTTAATCTCAAGCTTACCCTTAGCTCTCAAGGCCCTACTAAATCCTCTTAGACCTAGTAGTAATCCTTAGATATAGGAGTATATATACAGGGCTTATGTTCTTCCCCTCTTAAAGGAGACATTTAAAATTAAAGGTTCTATTGCTTTTATCCTAGAATGTCCCCTTAAAGTAAGGTTATGAGGACTTATTATGAAAGATAGAAAGAAGCTATTAAAGCTGCTAGAAGAAAAGCAGAAAAGAGCTAAGCTTAAACAATATGAAAGTGACTTCACTAGCTTTGCTAAAGATAATATAAAGATTATAACAAAAGATGCTAGAGCTGGCTTTGTTGATTTTAATTTTAACGCGTGTCAAGATGAAATCACAAAAGCATTGGATAAGCAGTTAGCGGAGACCGGTAAGGTCCGCGCTATTATCTTGAAGGCTCGACAGCAAGGCATATCGACTTATTGTGCGGGTAGAGTATTTTGGAAAACATACTATACTCCCCATGCACGATCTGTAGTTATGGCACATGATAGTGCTACTTCGGATGCCTTGTTTACAATGAGTAGAAATATTATAAAGAATATGAATCCTGAGTATAGACCTGATGAGGTGAAGTCCAATGCAAAGGAAATCGTTATTTCTGCTCCACACTTTCCTAAGAATGATGCGGGCGATAGGCCAGTGGGTTCTTACAGACTATACACGGCAGGTGCACCCGAAGCGGGACGAGGTACAACTCCAACAATTGCGCATCTATCTGAAGTTGCATTCTGGATACACGATGAGAAAATTCTAGCTGGATTGTTTCAGGGTATATCAGAAGCTCCAGGTACTGAGGTTATCATTGAGTCTACGGCTAATGGTGCTAAGGGAGAATTTTATAGGTTATGGAAAGGTGCTGTAGCAGGAGAGAATGATTATCTCCCGTTATTTCTTCCGTGGTATAATACACCAGAATATTGTAGAGAAGCTCCGGAAGGTTTTGAACGCTCCTCAGAAGAGGAACTACTGGTAGAGGATTATGATTTAACTAATGATCAACTCTACTGGCGTCGGTTGAAGATTGCTGAAGGTGGGGAACTAAAGTTCCGCCAGGAATACCCAGCGTCTCCTGATGAAGCGTTTATTACGGCTGGCTCTTCTGTATTTAATGCAGAGAAAACAGCTAAGCTTGTAGCGGTAGAACCAGAAAAGAAAATGAATTTTGATTATGATGCATGTACGTGGGATACTTCTAGTGAAGGTAAACTACATATATGGGATTATCCTGATTGGGATAACAACTATGTTATAGCTGCAGATGTAGCTTTAGGGGTTGGCCAAGATTACTCTAGTGCTGTAGTTTTAGATACAGAAAGAAGAGTAATTGCTTTGTTTAGAGATAATTATCTAGACCCTAGTAAGTTTGGTGATTTGTTGTTTTATCTAGGTAGATACTATAACAACGCTTTACTAACAGTTGAAAGTAACTCGATGGGTGTAGCCACATTATCTAGACTTACTCAAATGAATTATGTAAACTTATATAGACAGACTAAAATATCTTCTATATCAAAAGAAGAAGGAACTGTTGTTGGCTTTAGAACTACACAGGTAACTAAGCCACATATAATAGGTAATCTTAAGAATGCTATAGAAAATGATGATATACTAATACCATCTAAAATAATGATACAAGAAATAAGAGATTATATTGCTACAGAATCAGGTAAGACTGAAGCAGCACCTGGCTGTCATGATGATACAGTTATGGCAACAGCTATTGCTTTAGAAACATTACGTACGCACTATGATAAACTAACGCTTAATAAAGTACCGTGGTCTCAACAGTTTTCAATGGAAGATCAAGATGATACTTTGTGGCTATAAGATTCCAGTGTCCTCACTACTCCGGCGGAAGTAGGGGATAAATCCGCCACCTATAAGGAGATTTCTAATGTTTAATAAATGGATAATAATTGCTGTTGTGTTACTTGTGTTTGTCACTATTATATTTATTGGAGCAAGCAATATGAAATGTACACCTCCGTGTATATAACATGTCCTTTAAAGAATTAACAGCTCAACAGAAATCTACTATGACATGGAGATGGGCAGCTTTAAGTTTGTACCTGCTAGTGTGTTTTTATGACTTTATGTTCGTCCCGATATGGTACGGAATAAATAGACCTGATATTTCACAATTCATGGAAATAATAAACTCTACAAAAGAACCTATGGTACAAATGGAATTAATGAAAAAACTAACTGGCCAGCATAACCCGTTTACCCTTATGGGTGGTGGGCTGTTTCATTTAGCATTTGGTGCTATACTTACAGGATCTGCAGTAGGTATGAATAGTAAAGATTAAAAGAGGATATTAAATGTCTATAGAAAAATCAGGAGAAACGTTTTCAGGTTATAATAAACCTAAGCGCACTCCTAACCATAAAACTAAATCGCACGCAGTACTTGCAAGATCTGGAGGTAAAGAGAAATTGATAAGATTCGGACAGAAAGGAGTATCAGGTGCAGGAGCTAATCCATCAAGTAAAAAAGATAAAGCAAGACAGAAATCTTTTAAAGCAAGACACGGAGCTAATATTGCAAGAGGTCCTTTATCTGCAGCTTATTGGGCGGATAAAGTAAAATGGTAAAAAGTAAAAAGAGTAAAGGTGTAGACGGCAAAGCATGCTGGAAAGGATATAAACGTATGGGTACTAAAAAGAAAGGTGGCAGGACAGTAGATAACTGCGTGCCAATTAAAAGAAAAGGCCCTTTAAGTAAACGATCATAGATTGAATGAACCCGGGAGTGGATCATGAATAAAAAAGAAGAAACAAGATTTATTGCACAGACACATAAGCAGAAGCCTCCAAAGGAATCACATAAGAAACCTTTACCTAAAGCAGGC